ACAGCTTCACGAATTAGCTGGAGAACTCCCTGCTGTGCATACTGCATAGCAGTTGGTTCAACGGCGATAATTCGAGGAGTCTTCATCGTCTTAGGAACGTGAATGACCTTTACAGGTCTTTCACGCCCGGGTTCAAGGAAGTCGACGCTTTCCAACTGTTCCCAAAAGGACCAGTTTGGGAGAACCATTTCCCCATAAGGGAAGTAGTTTTCCAGGCGCAATGGCCATTCATGCTGGTTATACTTCTGATTACCCGTGAGGGAATCAGCGGTAGCACCAGGGCCATGTTTGGGAAAGATTTCACCGCGGTAGATCTTATGATCTATCTTAGTGAAAGCAGACCCGAAGATCAAGGAGGAGAGTCTGTCAAATTCTCTAAACATGACAGATCCCTTCCTTGATTCGACTTCCTTTTCACACTCAATGAACTCAGCGTAAGCCTTCGTGATTCTAGAAGACTTACAATCGAGGAGAACCTTACTATAAAGCAGCGTAAGCTGCCTGATAGCTTGGATCGCCCCGATATTGGGTTCATCAAGTAGGACACCCGACTTACGGTCGAAAACAAGACAAGAGAAACCCGACAGAAATGCCGGGAGACTCCCGTTCTTCTTAAAAGAAAGAAAAACGGTGTTGTCCACGAAACCTTGCTCAAGACAAAGTTCAAAGTCTTTTGCAAAGTTCGGGAGGGTTATCGTAAGAAACGATAAGCCTTCGTTTTTCGACCGTTCCGAGACCGTTTTAAGGTCTTGGTGGGCGCTAGTGCAACATCGCACCGCTAGGGAATCAGCGATGCTTTTCCAGAGCAACATTAGGCTTTTCACGTAACCTCCTTATAGAGGAAAACGTCCTAAGCCGATGTTAACTCCTGACCACGAATGCAGGGGTGAAGAAGAAAGTCTGGTTAGCTTTCGCCAGCCAGAACCTTCTTAATCAATGCATCCGTCGACGCACTCCACGTGCCCTTGAGGCCGTTGAAGAGCGCCAGCTGGTCCGTTGCCGTGAACAAACCCGCATTCGGGATATCGAAGACGACGTAGCAACTCATGCTACGAGGCGTCGTCGTACCCGAGATGAGGGTGGGTCCGGCATTGTCGCTGTAATCACAGCGAAGGACTCTCCTGGTCCGCCGCCCGTACTGATGGGAGGCGGTTACCTTGAGAAGGGAACCCGCAGCCACGGTGAGAGGTCCGGCCTGGTACACTGAAGTCGCACCTTGCTGAGAAACGCGAGGTAGCGACACAGCGCCAGCGTCGAACGCCGCACCGGGGGTGAGGGAAATTGGATCCGAAAACATCAGCGTGCTCCTTTGCGTTGGTGTGCAGTGATCCTTTACCTAACAGCTCTGGTAATTCCAATCGCTGTGAGGATGGCCTGTTGGAAAGAAGACAAACCTTCCCAACTAAGGCCAAAACCAAAGGGGTTAGCCTGAATCCTCTTCTTCGTAGTTGTACGAAGTGTAACAGAGGAAACAGACGGCCAGAAAACCGGCTTGTACCATCCAGCATAAGTTGCTGCGACGGGTGCCGTGATCTGACCGGCGGTATAGACATCTGTGACGGTTGTAGTTTCCATCACATAGCCGTACCGCATAACCGTGCTGTAGTCGTGAAAGCTCTGCAAATTCTTAACAAAAGAAGATGCGTTGCTGACCCAATCTACAGCCCAGCTCCATGGCGTCAGTTGCCATACCGTATTCATATCTGGCTCAGCTCCGAAGAGCTTTGCCATAAGCCTTTTCCGATCCATTTCCGAGGGGGTGTCGTTACCCCCCGGAAGGTGGTAGGTGAAGGCTCCGCTGAACCATATATCACGTTCAACGGTACGTTTACGAATGGTTTCGTAGCCAGGTGTGGCTTTACCGTAGTTTGGTGACCACCAATCATAACTCGTCCCGGAGGTCTTGTTTTTAACATGACCTGCAGGTGAGATTACGT